GTGACACCTTGAATGCCTTGAGAACCTGTTGCACCTGTAACACCTTGAGAACCTGTTGCACCTGTAACACCTTGAGAACCTGTAGCACCTGTGACACCTTGAATACCCTGTTCACCTGTGACACCTTGAATACCCTGTTCACCTGTAGCACCTGTAACACCTTGAGAACCTGTTGCACCTGTGACACCTTGAATACCCTGTTCACCTGTAGCACCTGTAACACCTTGAGAACCTGTTGCACCTGTGACACCTTGAATACCCTGTTCACCTGTAGCACCTGTGACACCTGTGATGCCTTGAGAACCTGTTGCACCTGTGGAACCTGTGATACCATTAGAACCTGTTGCACCAGTTGCGCCCGTAATACCATTAGAACCTGTTGCACCAGTTGCGCCCGTAATACCATTAGAACCTGTAGCACCAGTTGCACCAGTGGAACCTGTGATACCATTAGAACCTGTTGCACCTGTAGCACCAGTTGCACCAGTGGAACCTGTGATACCATTAGAACCTGTAGCACCTGTAGCACCAGTGGAACCTGTGATACCATTAGAACCTGTTGCACCAACGGCTCCTACATTAGTAGGTTGAACCCACTGCTGACTATTACCATCATTCACATAAACATATTCAATACCACTATTGGAATCCATCCAACGGTATCCCACCGTAATACCAGCACCAGTTGGGGCTGAAGATTGATAATAATATGTAATACCAGATCCACCGCCAGAAGAAGCAATAGTAATTGTGTTACCAACTGGAGTAAGAGTAATATTACTTCCGGCTGCAAGAGTTACACCACCAGTAAGACCATTAAGAGAAGTTACTGCACCACTTAAAATTTCAGTAATTGCAGTATTGGAATTAATTTGTAAGTTGCTACCAAGCAACATTTTTTGACCGACTAATGTAAATGCATCACTAGGTGGTACTTCTGAATATAAAGACTTAGTAAGATCGTCAACACGAATTCTTACTATTTGCCCCGGAGTATTAGCGGGAAATCCTTTGCTACGTTCGAGCAATAAGTAATCACTAACAAAAGCAGAAGTAATACCTGTAACTCCTGTTGTTGTAAAATGGGATGAGAAAGAATATGTACCACCAGATACAGAATAAGTAATTCCCTTTCCAGCTACAAAATTAATAGCACCTGTCATACCATTAACAGATGCAACATATGGACCGGATACTCCTCCAGACGTAGAAGTTCCTGCAGATATAGTTACTTCTACACTCTTTCCCTTACGAACAACAGAAACTCCACTGCCAGTAAAATTAATATCATTTACTGATTTTATTATTTGTGCTTTATTAAACTGAATACCAACAGCACCACCGCCACCAATTGCAGATAGATCTATAGATCCTTTTGCTGCAGAAATATTCTGAATTAATTTTTCTATCTTAGTATAATCAAAACTAAGAGACTTTTTCTTTTCATCATAAACAATAGGATAACTTGCAGAGATAACTCCAGAAGATCCTGGCTCACCAGCATCTCCCTTGTCTCCTTTGTCGCCCTTTACGCCCGCAATTCCATTTGCTCCATCTTTACCAGGCTTTCCTGCAGCTCCTTTGCTACCAGTACTTCCCTTCTTGCCCTCTCGACCGGTCGCGCCAGTGGGTCCTGCTGAGCCATCAGATCCAGGAATTCCACGATCACCTTTTAGTCCTTGCGGACCAGGCTCACCTTTTTTACCATTCTTACCGTCTTTACCATTGATGCCATCTCTACCATCAGTACCATTGATTCCATTAACGCCAGCAACACCAGTTTCACCACGTTCTCCCTGTGGTCCTATTTCACCACGTTCTCCTTGTGGTCCAACAGGACCACCAGCAGGACCAATTTCACCTCTGTCACCTTTTTCTCCACGGGATCCATCCGTGCCAGGCATTCCTCGATATCCATCCTGACCTCTAGCTCCGCGCTGGCCAGGAGTTCCTTCTTCTACAATTCTCTTTGTAATTGTTTTGTTTACTACAACTACATTAGGGGTTGGTTTTATTATCTCTGGTTCTGCATAAGAATCAAAACATTCCTGTATGAGTTTAGTAGAACCCTGTAAAGAAACAATACCGATTGGTGTTTCCACCAAAACACTAGACAATCCAAAACCAAGTTTAAAAGAATGTTGTGATTCTTTCGTAGACTCTGCTACTGTTACAATCGTTCCTAGTGGTAATCCAAATGCTTCCTGAACAAGAACAAACTTATCGCCAATATTTGGTTTTCCAATAATAATCTTAGAAGAACCAGTGCGTGGTTCCTCTGGAATTTCATTTTTGGAATAATCAAAAAAGCCCTTCATTACGGATGCAGAATTCTTTTCTTTGTTTTATTCTTTACAATCAATGATATAATTTTATTACCAGCAACAAACACTTGCTTTGCGCTAGAAATAATTTTATATTTTTCAGTTAATTCTATTTTCATCTAGTCACCTGTGCGGATGAATCAAATCTGCCATCAATTAATCGGACAATATTACCACCAGTGATTGATGCTATCTGTAAGTCATAGACAAACTTACCAATAGGCATATTTTTCATTCCTGTACCAGTTCCTGTGAGGAGTATTCCTCCAGTGAATCCAGTAACTCCTGCGGTGGAGCAATTGAGGGTGATTCCCCCAAATCCTCCTGTCAACCCCACAGTAGCACCTCCAGGGCTTGATGTCCATACTGCAAGAACACCATCCATCTCATATGAACGGCGAACCTGCATCTTTGCGGTATAATTGGTGAGATCTACGGGAACTCCTTCTTCATCCATGTATCGAATATGAAGGAAGAAATCAGAACCCTGCTCGGCTGGAATATCGTAATTTGCTGACATAGATTAGCTCCTAACTAATCTATTTAGTCAACGGCTAGATCGTTCTTTTTTCTTAAATGCTTTAGGCTTTTCTTTTTGAACTTTTTTGACTTCTTGTCGCTTTTCTATCTTCTGATCTACTTGCTTCTTCTGTAGCTCGACGATTCCACGCTCATATTCTTTTAGGTTGTTCTTGACTCGTTCGATCTCCGATGCTGGCAATAGATTGCGGTCTAGTAATGCTTTGCATGCATTATATCCAATCTCAATTTTACCCGCATAGAAGGCAGTGCTTCCGATTTCATCAAGAATTCCATACTTGTAGACATCATTATCAATGAACAGAATGTCTTCCTTTGGATATGGAATATCGGATGCCATTTTAGCAAACAGATAACACAATGCTGGTTTACCGTTCATACGATATATTCTAGCAATCTGATATAGAGGTTCTGCTCTGCTTGGTCTTGCAGCATATGCATCCAAGAATGCTTGTTGGATCTCGATCCAAGGTTTGTTTTGAAGAGCACGGGATATTCCAATCCGGTATATTGAGTAGTAAGCTTCTTCTGGCCAGCCGCCCATTTCTACTCGTTTTACATATGCTGCTTCTGCCTTATCCCACTGATGTGAATCGAAGTAACTCTGTGCAAGATAGAACTGATATCGAATATTAGTCGGTTCAGTCAATAGAGCATTCTCTAGAGTCTCTGCATCTCTCTTATACTTCTCAATCGGATCTATGTCCTTATTTCTTGCTCCAAGAGTACGAGCTACAACTCTATATCCACCTTCTAGACGAACAATGCTCGGAACCTTTCCTTCTTCTACTGTTGGATATTCATGAAGAACTCCAACGTATCTCCAATTAGTATTGGCTTTGAATATCTGAGTTCTCCACCAAGAGAAATCCATTCTTCCCATAAGGACAGCATAACCATCTGCATCCTTAATCTGATCTCTTGGGAGCTTACCCTCTAGATAATCATCTGCATCAATCATGTAGATATAATCTGTTTTACCGTTACATAGTTCTAATGCTTCTGTTCTGTTATGTCCAAAGCTAACCCACGGACGCTCATGAAGCTCGCCAGGAATGCCTTTTTCTGCGAAATAGTTCTTAATAAATTCTTGAGTTCCATCTGTTGAGCCAGTGTCAACAATAACCCAGTAATCAATCTGATCATAGATTGTATCAAAGCACTCTTTAATAATGTGAGTTTCATTTTTGACGATCATAGACAAACATAATTTTGACATACACAAGACTCCTTAAGTTCAATTATATTTATATAAATTCCTTACCACCAGTTATAAGAAATTTTATAATATCTGTTTCATTTTAATTGGATAATTTGTGCATACTCCATATATTTTAGGCATACTTTTATATTCCAACTCAACAGTTACACCAGTTGAAACATAATGACCTGGATAGCACCAAGGAATTCCTTTACTAGTCAAAGTCATAACATCAGTTTGATGCCAAAACCAATTCAATTCTTTCATAGTACAAAGCCACTCAACTGCTTTTAAATTCTTTGCATGAATCCAAAGATTATTATACATCTTTAAAAGATAATCTTTAGTAACAGAATGTTCTGGTCTATCGTGTCCAAAATATAATTCATCTTCAAACCAAAGATCCACTTCAACATCAAATCCTACTGAAACACATTCATCTATAGCCCATATATGGTTTTCTCTGGATAAATCTTGACCATATAAATTTGCACGGTGTGAAATGATTTTCAATGTTTTTATTTCTGAACTTGGAACCAAAGCCAATTTTTGTGATTATCACCAGGTCCCACTGGTCTTAGATCAGATGAATAATTATTAAATCCTATTTGTGTTAGATCATCTATTAAATTTTGTTCATCTTTAATACTAACATCATGGAATCCATTTGTTCCCCTGGCTTGATATTGATTTTCATGATATTCCGCAACAGCATCGGAATTAGTCTTTCCACCATATCCCATTTGAGCGCAAAAATGACCACCTGGCTTTAAAACTCTATAAATTTCTTTCATTATTGAATATCTTATTTCATATACACAAATGTGTTGTAAACATATAACAGAAAAAATTAAATCATATTCTAAAGAATCTCTCGGAATATTATCACCTGATGTTATTAAGTAATTTGGAAAAGATATTCCATGTTCTTTTAAATTTATTTCTGCTTTTTGTTTATTAACTTCCGATATATCAACAGCATCAATTCGCACAAATCTATTATTAAATTTGATTAAATTTCTACCAGGCCCAGCACCATATTCAAGTGCTATCATATTTTGTGTGTTTATATTTTTAAACAAAAACTCATCATAATCAGTAAAACTATTATGTTGATCATAACTTCCCACAACAGGATCTCTGTTTTGAAGTGACCATCTATTGGCATCCCAATTATATTGTTTAGCCTGCATTTCTAAATATTGTTCTTTCATAATTTACTTTCTTTCCAAAAAGGAATTTAGATCTTCTGGTGTACCAATTCCATACATTTTATGAACAAAAAAAGGAATTAAAGTTTTACCACTTTCTATAAACTGATTATATACTGGAGCAATATAAAATTCATTATTTGCTCTTATGTTTTTATTTATCATTTTTTCAGCACATTCAACAAAATCAAAACCTCGTCTATACCAATAAATTCCACAGGTTGCTATATTTGATATTGGAGTTTTTTCTGCAACTTCAACAACAACACCTCTTGTGTCTGTTTTAACAAAAGACCATTTTGGGTGAACTGCATTGAAACAAAAAACTATACCGTCTACATGAGAAAAAGACTTCAAGTATTTAAAATTTTCTGGAGAATATTCAATGATTTGATCTGAATTTGCTATGAGAAGATCGTCATCAGTATTAATGTAATCTTTTGCTAATAGCGCAGTACATGCGGCACCTTCTGTTAAACAATCAACTTCAACAATTTTAAATCTACCATTTGTTATTCTATCTAATGTTAGATTTAATCCTTCATATTTTTGTAAATGTTCTTTTCGAACTAAAAAAATATATTCTGCATCAAAGTCCAAATTTTCAACAACTCGTTGAATCATTGGTTTTCCTTCAACATCAATTAATGGCTTTGGGAAGGTATATCCTTCTTTGGAAAATCTACTTCCTTCACCTGCCATTGGTATCAATATCTTCATAAATTTCCTTAATTTAAATTTGAACACTTTCTAGATTATTATTAGAACGAACCAATCCATTTCTATAAGCCTTCAACCAAACAACATCGCTTAAATTAAATTGTTTTAGATATGCGTGTTTTTTATATTCTTCGGCTGTAAATATTGGAATTTTTTCAGAAATGTTATCAATATAATCTATAACATTAAATGCGGCGTGGTATTTACTACCACATACAAAAGTAATATCTGTCCAGTGTGAATGATTTTTACCAAATAAATAGAACTTATTTGAATCTAATTCACTCAAATTAGGAAAATTTTCTAAAAAAGCATCAAATCTAGTTACTAATAAAAAATCATATTGTTGTGACTCTACCAAATTAACCGCGTTCCAAAATGATGTTAAGTGTGATAATAAATTATTTTCATTATTTTTGCTATAATACGATAGATTTTTTACCTTTTCTCTGCTGTTGTCGGATAATAAAAATTTTCTAGGTTTCTCAAAAACATGTTTCTTGGGGCTATACATCTTTAATAATTGTTTAGCAGAATCTTGTTTTTCGTTTAAATTATAACTTAATGCCCAATCAGAAGCATCCATCTTGGCTTCGGTTTCGCTGATCCAACTGTGGATAAAAACATCGGCGTTATATTGTTCTTTTATATTATTATAAGAAGAATAAACATATTCATTATCTAAAAATCTTGGTTGTCCATAAAAACATATTGCTAATGAAGGCATTTAATATTTCTCCAAAAATGAATGATAGTTTTCTATTGTAACATCTTTAGGACAATTTACTGTCCATAAATATTTAACTTTACTTTCTTTAGCTGCTTCTATTCCTTTTGGTGAATCTTCTACACAAAGAGATGTATTTGGATTACTATTAAGTTTTTGTATAGCATAATCATAACAAACTGGATGAGGTTTATTTGGATACACATCTTCATTTGTGACCAATAAATCTATATAATTTAATTGCCCAGTTTTAGATAACATTAATTCCGCAGTTTCTCTTATAGAATTTGTTACACATGCAATTTTTATATTTAAACCTTTTAAATATTCATGCAATTCTACTTTTTCTTGCATTATTTTTGCATTAACATGTATAGTGTCTAAAGTATGTTTTTGTTTATTTTTATTAATTTCATCAGATAAATGATCGGGAATACCAAGCATTTTTAATTTAACTTTGGTTGGTAGCCCATTATATTTTGCTAAATGATCTTCTGTATTAATTATAGGATATCCCGCATCAGCTAATGCCAAATTTAATGCTTTATAGTGCCAATCACAAGCATCAACTAAAACACCATCAAGATCAAATAAAATTGCTTCAATTTTTAATGCCATCTTTTCATATCATTTCTAATAAGAGAGTGTTTTCCACAATTATATTCCCCATTCATGAATGGAGGATTTAGACTAATATATTTTATTTTAGAAATACCATTATATTTATTTTTTGCTAAATGATACATTAAAAGATCTTCACCATTAACAACACATCCTTCAGAATGATATGAGTGTATATTGTTGTATACAGAAGAATACACATCCATATCATTTGGTCTTGCAATTGCAAACTGATCATGAACCTCTGTTGCTTCTGCATTAGAACGAGTATCGCAAAAATACATCTTAGTTCTATCTAATTGGTTAAAATCAATTTTGGTATTTAATGCAAAATCAAATCTGCTTCTAATTACCCAATCATATTCTATTTTAGAATGTTTTCTAAGCATATCTGCATATGCAATTGATCTATACATCAATATTGTATTTCTAGCAGGATGACTATCCGAAACTATTCTGTAATTTGGAAAATTATCAAAAATAGAATCTTCTTCGATCAGTGCATCTTTTGGCTTATATAACTCTATAGCATTTCTGTCCCAATTTTTAGCCCATGTATGAAAAAATACATCAACATCATAATGATTTAATAAATTTTGTTTGATATATTTGTATCCTTCAGATACAGATCTAAGTTGTCCAGATAAAACTAATGCTATTTTCATGACAAATTCCATTTACTGGTGTCTATACGATCATATTGATGAATGATCGAAATAGAAGTTCCATCAATTTGTGGAATTAATGTTTCATCCCATGTTGGCTTTTCTATGAGACTATCTCTAAATTTATGAACACCAACTGTCCCTAAATGAACCATGAGTCCAGCTGAAGGTCTAGTCATGGCAATATTTTCAGAACCAAATTTTGTTCCCATAATAATATTAAAAGAAGATTGATCAGAAACGCCAGCAGGGTTGTGGTAACACATAGTAAAAATCAGTAAGCAAAGATCAGCAACTGCTTCTACTGTGCCACAAAGAACACCAACATTACATATTTCATTGTTTTTGAATTCTTCATGAACATAACTAAATCCTTCCATCAGATTGCCATTTCCCCAACTTTCATCTTTATAACATATAGATTCGCTGCCGCATACTATATCTTTTTTGGTTTTCTTCATTATAGAAAGAAGTTTAGGAAATGGATCATTTGCAAAATAAACATCTCTGCTGTCGGTTATAACAACATGAGAATACTTATCTTTCACGGACATCAAGTATTTGTATTGCAACAAAAATCTCATATCGTGAGGTAATTTATTTGTTTGTAGCTTATAACCAATTCCTGTTATGCCATTTTGTTCACAGCTTTTAATCACATCATCATTAGAATTTAGCAATAAATTGCAAACATCGTGTCCTGTATCTTTAGCAGACATATTCCATCGTTTAATTGTATTCCAATCATAACCACTAGATGTTGACAGAAATAGTTTCTTTTTAGTTTCGCTCATAATAAATCTTTCTTAATGTATAAATTATAGTTCAAATTGTGAAATGTCAATGGAAATTGGAGAATCTTGGTGAATTGCTACTGCATTGTTTCCTTTATACTGAACATTATATTTATTCTTAGTTAAAAATAAATGTAGTGCATTTTTATCAGATTTAGAATGTTCAAAGTATATTGTTGGTTTAAATTTGTTGATCGAATGTTCTGCACCCATAAACACATCTTCTTCCATTCCTTCAACATCCACTTTTAATAGGTCTATTCGTTCAAGATTTAAAGAATCAACAGTTATAAGAGGAATTGAATATGAGTCTGAATAGTCTATGGCTTGACCTATCCATTCACCATTATCTCTTTTCTTAATCTCTAGACTGCCAAATGAACTATTTTTTGAATAATCAACTGTAGGAACATTCATGCTTCCATTTTCTTTTCCTACAGCAACATTTTTAGCAGTAACATTAAAACAATTGTTGAGTGCTATAGATCCACATAAAGCATAATAAATGTATTCTTGTGCTTCAAATGCATATACATGTCCCCATTCAGACATTAATTGGGCCCACTCAATTGTATGAACACCAATATTAGCACCACAGTCAAGAGCAATAACACCATCACCAAAAACTTCTTTGTGCTGTGTTAATATCTGTTTAGTTAAATCAATTTCGGGCATATCGTAATAACCTCTTCTCATAATTTGACTGCCAACGCCCCAAAATGGCATTAATTCATCAAATTTATTAAGAATAAGTTTTCCATGATGTGTTTGCATTACCTGAAAAGGTTGCATATTTCTGTTTGTTTTGTTTTTCATAAAATATCCATAATTAATTTACAATAGATTCGTCCCAATATTGACCACTTAAAGAAGAAGGATGATTTAAACTTTGTGTTGCTAGGGGTGGCTGAAACCAATAATTGTTTAAAGAAAATTTCTTTACAAGGTAGTTATAATAGTGGTCTGATGGGAGATATACATTTGAGATTTCATTACAAACCTTCTGTGCAAATCTATTGCTTATACAAAAAGCATGAGTGCATCTAGAACCTCTGTCTGTTTTATAAACATTTACATTGGGAACTTGTGGTTCTCGAAGATTAAAACAACTACCGACCCAACCAATATCCCAATCTTCTGCCATTTGAGACTTATATTTGTTAAAATGTTTTATAAAATTTTTGCATAATACTGCATCATCTTCTAATACCAATACTGATGAATACTTCTTTTCTAACATATCTTTAATTATCCAGACATGTTTAAGAGTTAAAGATTTCTCAGCAGATGTCATTTTATTTTCTGGATGATTAATCATTGGATATTGTATAGAAATTGATAAATTGTCTATAGTATCTTTATCATAATGTTCCACAAACTGATAATTAGTTATACCAAGATCTTGTAGCTGTTTTAGTATAAATTGTTTTCTATCTGTTAGTTTAGAATAATGGCAAACATAGATTTGATCTACATGCATTTTCATAAAGAATCTATAACTTTCTTTGTTTGTTGTTCATCTCTCCAGTGTTTTTTATCTGTATATAATACATCGGACTCTGGGTGCCTAAAGTGAACATATCCATGATAATCCCAAAGATATGCCCTTGTCTTTGTTGTATCTTTATTATGATTGATAAATTCATCAGTTTTTGTGTAGATGTCATTATCCTTAAAATATTCTTTAATTGACTGAGAATATACAACAGGACCAGTTAATTCTAAAATATCATTTGTTGTTTTGTTTGTTATATTGAAGATACACTTTTCAATACAAATTTTTAAAATCTCATGATTGGGTGGATAAATTAAACACCACTGAGCAAATTTTCCATAGTTTTTTTCTCTACTAATAATTGCACAATCATCGATTATTAATTCATCTAATTTGCCATAGATTACAGAATCTATATCCAAATAAACACCACCATGTTTAAATAAAATAAGATATCTCCATAAATCTGCTTTTGCAGCACCAACTGTTAGTGATTTATATGCCAAATAAATAGTTTGATTAAAGTTACTTTTAATAAACTCATCAATATCAGTATCATCATATAACTGATATGAATAATTAGGATTTTGTTCCATCATCAAATTTATAGCATTTTGAATTGGTTCTGGTATATCTTTTTTGTACCAAGTTTGATAAATTATTTTTGGTATCATAGTAATCTACATGCAATTTGTTTGCACATTCCTTCCATCGAGAAGTACTCATTATACAATTTATGTGCAGTCTTTACCATTTTTTCTATTTGTTTATCAGAATAGCTGGACAATATTTCTTCTAAATCATTTATCTGTTCTGGTTTAATCAATACACAAAATTCTGACCAATCTAATTCATCAGACCATGGTAAATAATGAGAGTCAGAAATATAAACTGGCACAGAACCTAATTGCATGGTTTCATATAATCTAAAACTACTTTTTCCATATCCTCGTGGACATAGAGTAAATTTACTTTTACATGTAAGAGTTTTAAATAGTGTTAAATTCTTTTTTGGAACACTTGCTGCCCAATGCTGCTGAAACGAAAAAATAAAATCTTCATGATTTCCCCATTTTTGTAATAAATTATTTCTTATTGGGTGTGTCATTGATCCAACAAACGAACAAAGAATTGTCTTAGACTCATTGATAAACTTATCAGTAACCCTAGAACATATTAATGGAATGGGAATAATATTTCCTTGAGTCCTATTACCACCAGCAGAAAAAATTAATGTATCTGTTGGTAATTTTTCCATAGGTCCATCATCATGTTGGCATATAGTAAAATACTTTTTATTAGTATCAATACTATTTAAATGTGATTGAATATCTATTGACGCAACTCCATTTGCTGCATTGCAGTAAATATTTGTCCAGAAAATATCGATGTATTCTCTATCGATGTCTGTTTTATTTTCTTTCCACCAATTAGAAAAATATTCTTCCAAATAAAAACCAGTATGATATGGTGGATATACTGGATATACGGCAGGAGGTCTTAATTTATCAGTAAACATAATTATCCCGTAATAAATTTAATGTTATCAATATATTCAACGAGTTGATCTGGCACATCATAATGAATTTCAGTTTGTACATTTTCATTTAATTTAACTTGAATGTAGTTTGGACACAGAAAAGTAACTAACCCAGATTGAATACATCTGCCAATAAAATTATCAACGGGATTAAAAAGTTGATATTGTTTAACAAGTTCAACTAATTTTCTTGCTCCAGAATTGGTAACAATATATCCAGTTGTTCCCTCCGTTGTTTCCCAATCAAATACTCCAGGTTTCATACTAATATTCATTCTATCTGTTGTTTTATTAAATTGTGATTTCCCTTTTGGAAAATTAGGAGAAACGCTTTGACATATTACCATATCGATGTTATCTAAATTTTCTTCATTGGCAAATCTTTGTATTTCTTTTCCACTAAAATCTGGATCAGCATCATCTTCCAGTATAAAATATGCTTTTTTATTACTATTAATTAAATCTAACCAAAGCAAATAATGGCTAAAGAAACAACCAACTTCACCTATTTTCATCCATCCCCGCACAGAAAACGCATCACCAATTTTCATATTGGTATTTAAATCAACACACAAATCTTTATAACAAAATGTTTTGTTATTTCTTGTTATATTTGTTTTATCAGCAGCATCAAAAAAATCAAAAGAAATGTTTTTTGATTTTAAATTGTCTTGTATTTGGTTTCTTCGAGGAGAACCAATTCTACTAATAACTTTAACTTGCAATTCATTATTTAAATAAACCATAGATTTTCCTGTTTAAATTTATTTATTTTAGTATCAATACCAACCATATGGTTATTATGAACTATAACTGCATTTAATTTTTCCCCCAGAGTATAATACACATACCCATTTGGAAATACTTTTTGGTTCAATAATGCACATTCTTTTGCATATTCTGGTGTGCTTTGAATAATATTATTAATTAAAATTTGATCATCTTCGTCTATATTACTACCACAAATACGAACTATAGCTTCACTAGCTGGTGTGTTATTAAACACCATAAATCCAGAACAAATAATAGAACCTGGAATATCACATTGGAATAATGTTTTGTCACTGTTCTCAATAAATTTCATCGGGTTTTGTATAAAAACAATGTCAGTATCAACCCAGCATAATGACTTATACTGTTCATGAATCTGGGAAATAAGTTTCCATTTTGACTTAACTATTTTTCTAAAATTACTATTAGGATCAAACGACCAATCTTGATATCCAGTTAGATTATTGTTTTCATAATCTCCATATAAAAACGCACCGGGATAAGTTTTTAATCCCTCATATGAATCTTTGTCCAAACATGCAATGATAAAATCATCAGTATTGAGTCCGACAATTTTGGCGGATTTTAACATATTCTTGCATATTTCCAAACACCCAGAATTAAGTTGAGTTAAAAATTTCATTGCATTAGTCTCCACAAAGTATCATCTGCCATTTCTAAGTTCATAACTCGATTGAAATTCTCATGAACTGCGTTTAGTTTAGACTGATATAGTTCAGTAGTCAAACTATTAATATTAAATTGTGAATCTAAAACTATAATGCCATTGATATCAAACACATCACCTATTGTTGGGCTTCCCAAATAAACAGGTATAGTTCCTGTTGCAAAACAATCGGTGATCTTTTCTGTATAGTAGTTGTCGTAGAAGTCATTCTCAACAACAACAGAAAACATATAATCCTTAAGACCATACATCTTACTCATCCAAGGTTTAGTTGGATCTGTATCAGGAAGACGAGGAGAACCACAAGCACCACCAAAAAGGTCTAGATGATCTTTAAATCGTTCTGCATACCCATGACGAATCATATGTCCTTTAGTAATTCGTTTAGCAGACGCAACCATGCTTACTAATTTAGTTTTAGGGTATACTGAATACTGACTCTCAGGTATCCAAGGTAAATTACTGCCAGCTGAGCAATAGTGAAACACCGAAGACAAACTCACTAGCTGTTTATCTGAGACAAATATGCGTTTAAATTTGTTTTCTAATTCTTTATAATTTTTAGCCAAAAAAATTGAAGTATCAGAAACAATAGAACGAGACTCACATACCCAGCCATATAGATTATTCACCTCAATAGGAATTGAATCGTAATGAGGTATTGCATTGTCTATTAATACCAATGTATTTAAATTTTGATGTGGTGGAATTTCCCATTGAAAATTTTTTGGTTTGCGCGTAGAGCAAGAAGAGTGCTGAGGCTCAAACGGAAATCCCAATCCATATAAAATATTCATGAATTAACTCGTAAGAAAGAATCACCAGGCGATTGCCACTCGATCAGCTCGTCGTTATATCCCATGCTTTTGAGTACTTCTTTTTTAGATGGCATATCAGATAATCCCATCATGAGTACCGTATTAGCAGTCTGAGCGCCAGGCCATTGGCAATATTCTTCTCCAAGAATAGCGATCTTCTTTTCTTTGAGATACTTACCCAAGCAGTGTAAAAAAGTTTCATGATCAAATAGATTGCCCTTAAGTGTTTTGACTTTTTGACATTCATCTATCCATGTTTTAACAAATTGTAAAGTCTCAATATTATAATTGAACCAAATAGGAGATGCTTTGATTCGCACCAAATTGTTTACATCAGTAGATGCAACTGCAATGTTTACACCCAAAGTACTCAAGTTCTCAAATGCAACAGGTGGTTTGCATATGTAAGTGTCGATATCTAACCACATTAGTGGTTTCTTATGTTCCATTAACTTTGAGTATATGAAGCTAGGTTTAATTAGGCAATTACTTTGATAACTACCTTGCGATTCGAGATGCACCACATCATATGGCAAAGAAAAACGAGTACATTCTTCAATGAATCGCTTTGCATGGTCGCTGTAGTATGTTTTTTCGTCTACATCACAAAAATAACTTATCACTTGAGTTTGCATAATATAAAGATTACTTTCCGATATGATACTTAGGAATTAATTCCCATTCCTTTTTTTCCTTATAAGGAATGATTTTCAACTGTGCAATACTAAGCTGATTGTCTTTGTATTTATCTGTCAATGGGGTGAGCAATCCCCATTCTGTTAAAAGTTTTACAATTGTATTTCGTCTTCCGATATCGCTTTCGCTAGTATCAGTCTCCAACCCATCAAGAGCTAAAAGCTCCTTGAAGTGAAGTATAACATACCTTCCCCGCTTATGCAAGATATGGCAGCTTTGATATAGTTTTTTTTCTACACGAGAAGAGACACCAATGCGCGTGAGAGTTTCTTTGACTTTAAGAAAGTCATCCTCGTGCGCTAAACTGATTTCTACTCCATACCCCTCAAAAATATCTTCCGTGTGTTCCATAGTAAAACCATTTCTATAATAATCTGACCCTTTCATTCCAGGCACAGATATGTAGAAAATGGCTACTTTTGGATGCCACCTTTGAATGTCTGACTTTTGAGCAGTTCTATGTCCTCTGCTGATAAAAGAGGTAGTACTTCCTTAGCTCGAATGTGCGAATAGTCATATGCAAGTTTTAGCATATCCAACAACTCGTTCTCTTCGTCTTTCAACCACTTGCTATATCGCTTACGCTGACGAACCGACAGACGCAGGTAGTCGAAATGCATTCTCTTTCCAATGGAAGGAAGTTCATTCATCTGATTGCATTGCATAACCGTATCTGGAAAGTACGACAGACACCGATTTATGATATACGGTGTATACTCCTTTTCGTTGGGGTTGTTTTCCCCCTCCAATAGGCTTTCCTTTGAGTAATTGATTGCTGTCAGGTAGTCTGTCAGTTTCATTTGAACTCACACCCCATCATTAGTTCTACAACACAAGCCATTAGATTAATCTCCTGATCTGCAACAAAAGCCGATTTGTATTGATACTCTGCTATAACCAGAATGGCATTTGGAATAGAAGCAGACTTTAGATGCTCATACAAACCATCATACAGTTTTCGGAATATGTGTTGAGGATCGTTGTCTAGATTAGACACCACCCAAGAACGAACAGAACTGAAGTTCTTATCCTTCATGTGAGTCATAAGATCCTTGACTCGCAACTCTCCTGCTTCGCTCAGAATACCAATATCAATTGTTCCTGCAGCAGAATATCGCTGAAGTTCGTTCAAAGTCCTCCTGAAGTCAGGAAAGTGCTTTATAATCAATTGTGGTAGTACCTTCTTGTCGAATGTAATCTTCTCTTTGTTGAGAATATACTCACAACGAGACAAGAACTGCTTTGCCATCTCTGGCTTTTCCTTGACTGGAATATTGAAGTCAATGCAGGTGCATCGAGAATGAATCGGCTCGATGATTCGATTCTTGTAGTTACAAGTAATGATGAATCGGCAGTTCTTTGCAAATTCCTCAATCGCTCCACGAAGAGCTGGTTGAATGGACTGAGCATTTGAATAGTCGAACTCATCAAGAATTACTACTTTGGTATTGCTAGACAAAGAGATGGTAGAAGCAAACTGCCGAATCTTTGTTCGGAGTGTGTCGATATTACCATCCTCGGAGCAATTGATAATAATCCAATCAGCACCAAGCTCATTGCATAAGGCACGAGCAACACTCGTCTTTCCCGTTCCTGCTTTGCCAGAAAGCAAAAGATTTGGACATTCACCACTAGTAGCGATCTCCTTGAATGTCTTTTTAAGAGACAATGGAAGAACGCATTCATCAATGGTCTTTGGACGATATTTTTCTACAAATAGATTAATTTCACTCATAATAAATCTCCAATAAAAAAGGACGATTGGAAACCCAATCGTCCCTTTAAGACAAAGTTTCCTAGTTAAGCAGTATACGAACTAGAGGTTTCAAGTGCAACCCAATACTTCAAAGGAATATCCTTATGAGTAAATTGGCTAATAGCAGACTTTGCAATCTTGACTTCATATTCGCCAGTCATGAACTTGAGATTTTCGATGCGGAAATCGAACTTGAATGTTGCACTAGTTGAGCAGTCACCAAGAGATACTGTATAACTATTGCAGGTTGGATCCATAAGATCACGAACAACTCCGATGATCTTATCACCATCTTCATTCTTAGTAATGGAAAGATGCGGAAGTTGTAGAACAGATGATGCTCGAACGATCTCATCGAACAGTGCTTCTGTTAGATCAAATGTGATCGCAGCATCTGGCATAGTAATTTTCTTAGTAGGAACCGTAAGAAGCTTCGGTTCTGAATAATAATACTTCAGAACAGACTTGTTACTGCTACCACACAATGTCAGAAACTTATTGTGGAATTCAAATTCCGGATCTTTGAACAAGGATACAGTTCCTAGGAACTTATTCATATCCCAGATACCAAACTCAATATCAAAGATTTCCGAGAGATTTGCTTCTGCCATAATGTTCTTAGCAGGAGCAACGGTTGCAATGCTACTTCCTGGCTTAACAAGAATGTTAGAATTGATTGAAGTGAAGTTCTTAAGAATCGCCAGTGTTTGTTTTGAAATTTTCATAATGTTTTTAGTAGTTGTCATGTTTCATCCTCAGTTTCCATTTTATCCATAATATCTTCAATGTCAATAGTTCCATGCTTAAAATCATCCATAAGCCGACGAGTGTCGTGCCTATCTCCACGAGCTTTCTTCACTCTTGTCTTTTTCACAGTTCGGCGAAAGTCGCTATTATCCGGTTGTTTTCCTTTGTAAAAGTCTGACATTAAAAATCCTCGATGTTTTCCATTAAGCTTTTGAGTTTCTTTTCAATCATATATGTCATAACCTTAGACTTAGAACCAACAATTGGTTTTTCAAATTCGCTGATAATCTTATCTTCAAGATCAGATGGGATACAAGATAGATCGATAACAGTTTTATTTCTGTCGTAGAATGGAAGTTCCTGAATGCGGTCATTCATGATGTCATCCATTGCTTTAGACATGACTTTAGTTGTTAGTCTTGTTTGAGACTTATCAACATTAACAAATGTGTCATCATCTGAAAGAATGTTTGGCACTCCATCAGAAACATCCCCACGAATAATGTGTTCTAAGAGAAACATCTTTGGATTCTCTGTCTTAATGTAAGACTTCTTTAGCGGACTATATTGAACAACATTGTCAAATATACCAAGCTGCATAAAGTCTTTGTCGTTAGACAAAATTAGAATCTCTTCAAGTTTATGATAATGCTTTGCCAACACAAAAACAATATCATCTGCTTCTGTGGTTTCAACAGTTATGCTTTTATACGGAAAGACTTCACGAATTTCTTCACGAATCTTATGAAGACTAGAATATACAGCATCCCAATCTATATCAGATTTCTTCTGATTGTTTTTTCGGTTTTGCTTGTATTGTTGAAAGCTTTTCTTTCTCCAACAATTACTAGAATCGTTACAGATTACAAGCTGTCCATACTTTCCACGAAATTCTGAATTGTATTTTCGGTAGGTATTGAGAACCATATGCCTAATGGCATCTTCATTTAGTTCTGGAAATTCCTTCATTGATTGAAAGATACTTGCGAGAATGATCTGATTGTTATCTAAAAGTATAATGTTGCACCTCTTTGTTCATAGTATAGCAAGACACAAACTAATGTCAATAGATATTAACCCATTGTTCACTGTTACCGTCGCTGAGATACTTGTATGTCTTTGCAGTAGCAAGATCAAACCACTCATCACCAACATTAGCCTTTATTGGTCGTGTGCCACCCCAATAAAAGCGAACACCCGCAACTCCTCCACCCTGTAGAGAAGTCCAACCACCAACCTCTCCGTGAGCAGGAGAAGTTTCTGTAACCATACGGTTTGCCACATATGTGCTACCCTTATAAGTTACAGAATCTCCAATTTTATATTTAACAAGTTTGCCATCGGCATCGTATGCGCGATAAGCACCTTTAAAATTTAAATTATCAATTGATGTCATTTAATGGATCGTAGAATAAGAGTGTTGGTATTAATTCGACCAGTAGGAATAGATTCTTTTGCCTTTATCGACTTCCATGTATTATTTATAGAACGAATACCATCTTTCTTCGCTATCTTAATAAATTCTGTTGGCTTACGAATAGACTTTTCTTTAGATAGAGCAGCATCAAATCCAATAATGGTGGAACCCTTCACAGAAATTCCTGAAGTGCTTGTGTCTGCGTAGAAAATAGATGCCTTATGTGTCTTTGTATTATATACAATAACCGTAGACGCTCCGATAATCTCTTCCGGAAGAATTGACTCAGCACCACTTGCAGTATCTTTTACCAAATACTTCAGCTTCTTGACAACTTGTTCTGGCTTCTTCTTTTTCTTCTTGCGCGGCTTACGATTACTTTTCATAATTGACATATGAAGTTTTAGTTGATCGCAGATTAGTTTGTTAAAGTCGTAGAACTTTCTGAGCTGAGCTTTGCTTAGGTAATTATATCCTTCAAGCAATTGTTCATTTTCGCCAAGAAGAGCCATCTTCAATTCTTCTGTCCGATGATCAAATGTCTGAAGCATAAATTCACAATGCATTCCGCTTGGTTCAGCAGATTTGATCCATTGTTCCATATCAAACTTCTTATAGGAATCACGAGATCCTAGAATATATTCCATATAGTCATCGATCTCTTCTTCCAATTCAGAAGCCAATATACAAGATTGCTTCATAACACGGCTTCTCACGGAGATAGGTTCATCTGTTTTTTCTTCAACAGAAATACACTTACCACGAGCAATCAATGTGAGAATAGTAGAATCTACTATGTCTTGGAATTGCTCAGGAAGAATACAACCTTTATTAGCTGCTTGGCATTTTCCGCCAATGCTTCTAAATTCATAGTTGTCTGTGTTTAGCCTATGAACATACTCTCCTTCTTCGATCTTGAGTCGATCAACGTACTCTAACACAGCAATGCGATAGTCGCGTTCAGTATAGCGAACATTATACCAATTGGCAGCAAGAGCGATAGACCAAGTTACCTTATCGGTATCTTTAAAGTCTTCCGGTGTCCAGTGCTTCCAGTTTGGTTCTTTACCGTAGAAAATGTCTTCAGCGTTTTGTTTAATCATTTGGTTTATAGAATATGAGGATAGGTTCGTATTTTACATAACTTCCGTTGACTTTGCAATAGTTTTTACACTTAGGCACACCATTTTCGTCTAACCGATTTTGACCAGGCATGGATTCAAGACCCATTTTCAATACGCCTTTAAACTTCATACCAAGGCTTTCTAATATATCTTTAGAATCTTGTTCTAATGGCAGATATTCTCCAGAAATTAACAAGTCTGCTATATTCCACAACAGATAACGATCTGCCTTTAGATATGATACACAGGTTTCTAGAGTTGGTCGTAAAAAACCATCTCTCCAAGATTCGTATGTACTAAACTTCTTATACGATTGCTCTGCATCTTCCGAATAGGCTTCTCTATTAAAATACGGAGGAGAAGTAAAGACTAAATCTAACTTGCCCTTGTATGCCTGAAAGGACTCCAACTTATGAATTTCTTCAGAACCGGATGAGTATACATCGTATGTGTTTGTGTTGGAGAAGAATGTGTTTGATCTGTATGTTTTGGTGTTGTAAAAATCTGCAAGAGCATGGTACTTTGATGGATAACCATCAGCAACCCAGTTCTCAGAGTTAGGATCAGTGCCCACATAATGCACACTACGAGCATCACTAAAAGACATAGCGCCAAGAATACGGCCACCCCAACCGCTAGAGGGATCATAAATAACCAATCGATCATGTCCTTCAATATGTTCCGTAAATCTTTCATAAATGTACTTTGCTGTTAGTGGAGGAAAGTTAACTGCTACTTGAATATAACCAATTCGAAACGAAGCAAATCCGGCTGGAAATACTCGTTCTCCTTTTTTATATATTCTTATAGAGTAAACTCTGTCATCTTTTGTGTTTGTGGTAGTATGATCAAATGTAGAATAATGCCTGTAGGACATTTTAGGTTTCCACTTTAGAAATTCATCTTTAGTGATCTGAAGTATGTCACTCTGTTGAATTTGAAAGTATCCACTATTCAATCCGGTTCGCAGCATTACTTCTTCAAGCATGAAATCATATCCTTCAAATATAGAAGGATTCTCAAAAAAAGCTTGAATCCATTCTTCACCGGAATTTGATTCTATGATTCCATACTTTGTGTTGTTCTTTATGCCAGATAAAGCATGACGATAAAAAGAATCACGACGAAGATGCCTAGTTGCACCTTTAACTACTCGACCAAGATATGCGTCATCTGCAAATAGATCATAGACAGAATGACCAGTATCTTTTTCTGTGTAGTTGATTCGAGTCTTCATCATGTTGGAGAACCACTGATCTGCTTCTCCACCAATTCTGGCTTTATTGATTATAACGTCATTCACAGTTCCGTCAGTATTCAACTCATCTGTGTGAGTAAACTGAGAAACTGGATAGTTCATCATCTTGTTAAACTGATCAATTACATCCGCTTCACTTTTGCCAGTGCGAGGAGGGCAGCCAAAAGTATCCCATGCATAAAGAATTTCTTTACGCATTTCTTTAACCCACTGTTCAAATTCTATTGGAGTCTTATTTAAAAGATCTTCGAATAAAACATTAACATTGGAAGAAATAACATAATCATTTCTCACATAGAAATTACTGCTCATGATATTAGTATACCGTGTTTGTTGAAAACATCAAGCACCAACATTCCAAAACAATGCATCTGCAGAGCCATACTTTTTCATAAACTCCCATGCCTTTGCATCGTATGTTGGAGCAGAAGGAAATGGCGGAGCATTCTCAGGCTTTATTGGTTTGTTAAAAGGAATATCACACTGATATACCTTAGCTCTACCATAATCTCCCTTATGTCCAACAGCCACGACATGAAAGTTAGCATCTGGCCAGGCCATCTGTAATCCTCTTGTCAGAACTCCACTTGAACCTACGCTCCATACTTCTTTAGGTCGCATTGTCATATACCGAGCAACCTTAACTATAGAAGCAAGTACTGTCTCATCCTCACCACCAATTGGTATTAGGCATCTGGTAGAAGGCGATTTCTTAACATAATCTTTGGCTCGCTTTTCCGTGACACTAAGCATACCATTAGGCACAAATCTCATGTCTGCACCAGAATCAATAGCCATTTGTTGGTACTCATGCAGCTTATCCATAGAACGCTCAGCCATAAAGATTACTGCTTTTTTACCATACTTAGAAGCGACTTTAGCGATACTTATTTGAGCATAACCTGTCGCGGGGGAACTTCCGTAAACAAACTCCGTATAGGGGAGCCTAGACACCATATAATCAATGAAGCGCATCTTCGACCCCCCTCCAATGTAGTCATCTCGGACAACAAAGAACTTATCGTGTCTACGAACGATAGGAGCAGCGTTTGGATCGTTCCAATCTGCTATCAACTCCAAATAATCATCAGTTGTCATTAGGCTCATGATACGCTCAGCTTGCTAAAGTTCTTTTTCTTCTCTAGACTAATAACCGTGCTAAACTTATCCACAAGAGTGTCTGCGCGGTGTGATATTACGAATATGTTAGTTTTGGAATCTAATCCTGTCAAGAGTTTCATGAACTCTTCTGCTCCAACGGCATCTAGAGAGGAATCAAATATCTCGTCTAGAATCAACAGGTTACAGTTTGCGCTGTTCTTGACTCTGGCAACTTCTCTCCATGCCAGTAATAGAGATAGATCTATTCTCATCTTTTCTCCCTCACTGAAGCTCATGTAACTAAAGCTATCTCGACTACGGCTTTTAATCGTCTCGTTGAATTCTTCATCTAGACTAAACTGTGCAAAGAAATCCATAGCCGATAGAAACTTATTAACTGTCTTGTTAATAATTGGAAGATAGTTCTTTATAATCTTTCCCTTGATTCCAGAATCGCGAAGAAGAATTCCTGCTATCTCCATATGGCGAATACCATCTTGTAGTTGCTTTCTTCCTGCATTGATATCAATCAACTGATTCTCTATAGCTTCTAGCTCTATTGTTTCTGTAGCGACACCATCTTCCGTTGTATTAGATTGGCTCAATTCAGAAGTGAGTTCCTTTATATTCTTCATCACAGCATCGTATGAAATATTCAACTGTGAGATTGATAATTTAATAGAACGAATTTCTTCTAATGTCTTTTCATGAATGCTTCGAATCTCTTCTGCTGATTCTAATTTGACATCAATGTCAGTAATGGCTTTGACGTATTCTGTTTCCTTTATTTCCTTTTGTTCAATCTGTGTTTTCTTAAAAGAATCTGTAATTGCCTGTTTACACACAGGGCAGGAATCATTGTCGTGGAAAAAACCAATTTCCTTTTTGCAGTTGTCTGAGTTTTGTTGAATTTGAGTCTTCAACTTCTCTAGTGTCTTAATGGTCTTATCTGTCTTTGATTTTACAGTTTCATCTAACACAATAGACGAAAGAGAATTAACATGAGTCTCTTTCTTCTGAGTTATTTCTTCACAGGATACGTTTAGTGACTTTAGCTTTTCATTAATTTTCTCAACAGACTCTTTACTCTTTGCCTGTATTGATTTGATAAACTTCTTCTTTAGGTTTATCTTTTCACCCAATAAAGAAATTTCAGTATCGTATGTGTGAATCATACTTTTAGTCAGAGACATTCTACTCTTTAGTATGGTGTTCATTGTTGTAAACACATTAATGTCAAGAATGTCTTCAATGACGTTTCGTCTATCCGCTGCAGGTAGCTGCATGAATGGAACAAACGAAGAACGACCAAGAATTACTACTTGAGTAAATGACTTGTAATTCATTCTTAGAATCTGTTCTTCGAAGAAATCCTGATAATCTTTATTCTTTGCAGATTGGTTGATCATTTCTCCATTTTTATAAATCTCAAATAGCTTTGGAGCCAATCCTCGTTTAACAACATACTTATCCATTCCAATCTGAAACGACAACTCAACAATACAGTCTTTCTTATTGATCGAGTTGACTAATTGAGGTATGTTGATTTTTCGGAATGGTTTACCGAATAGCGCAAATGTAATGGAATCTAGAAACGCAAAAGATTTACCATTGCCATTGATTCCTGAGACAAGAGTATTCTTTCTAGCGTCTAGTACTATTTCAGTAAAATTGTTTCCAAACGAACCAAAGTTTTTAAATTTTACTTTTTGAAATATAATCATATAGAAATGCTTTCGATATACAGTTCATGAATCAACATTTTTAGTTTATCTTTATCTTCTGAGATTTCAAGTTTATCTATCTCATCATTAATAATTGTAATGGTATCTTGAGCCATATCAATTACTTCTTCAGACGTTTCTATTTGGTCTTCGATGATATTAATATTGATAACGCCAGCTTGTACCATCTTATCAATGTATTCATCAAATACTACTGGCTTAGTTTTCTTAACAACAATAATCTTCACATATGTGTTCTTATAGAGATCAAACTTAGTAGAAAGAACATCAGTTGCATCATTGTACATTATTACATGATACATTCTTTCTGGGTTCTCCACGAATTCTAACTCTCGTGTGTCCGTATCAAATACATGAAATCCCTTGACTTGTCTTGCGTCAGAGAATGTAATTTGATACTGGGTTCCTAAGTAGTGAACATTTTTCTTAGAAGTCTTACCATGAAAATGCCCGGATATGACCATTTCATAACAAGAGAGAATAGTATCATCCATTCCTCCCTCGAAGTTAACTCCATGAATTACTTCATAACCGTTTAATTCAAAATGACCACAAATAATTGAGGTAGAACAGTTTTTAATAAATGTATGAAACTCTTGTTCATTCTCTTTATTAATCCACGGAACCATAGCAATCTTGACACCATCAAAGTCAAGAATCGTTGGTTTCTCGTGTAGAGTTATTGATTTGTACTTAGTGCAAAACAATTCCTTGATGGAATTGACTTCATTTGTGTTCTTAAAGAATGTGTCATGATTGCCTAAGATACAATGTAACCTTACATTATTGTTTTCGAACCACTCAATGAACTGAGTTCGAACAATAGACAGTGTGTTGAAATTTACAAACTTACGGCGATCTAAAAGATCTCCCAAGTGTAATACTGTGTCTATCTTATGTTCTTTGCAATATGGAAAAAACTGATCATTGAAAAATCGCATAAAGTAATCAAGAAATAATGGTGAATCGTTTCTTGCTCCAAAATGCGTATCATTGATGATTGCAATTTTCACTTCTTATTCTTTCCTCGTTTAATGTTCTTTGTAGTAATGATAATACGAGCATAGTTTTCTTCTACTACAGTGCTGTCAATCGTAATTGATTCTACGATTACATCATCTACATCATTAACAGTATCAAGCAGTCTATCTCCAACCATAATACATGGACCGCCTTCGAAGTCAAACATCCCTTCGCCCCCTCTGCTGAACAAAGTACGTCCTTCGATGGTGTATGTTCCATCATCGCGCTTTGTTATGATTCGGTCATCCCCATACCTAGATTTGAATTTCTTTACCATTACGATTTTCTTTTTTTCTTCTTCTTTGGTTCAAACTTCTTTATGTCATTATCAGAAATTTGGAAATGATCAGATATGGCTTGTTGTACTGTGTCTTTTTCAAAGTAGTTCTCTTTGAACCACCTATGAACAGAACCATCATCCATTAGCTCTGTCATTTTAAGTTTAATGTATGACTGTTTCTTTTCCTTTTCAATTCTCCGCAAGAAAGCATAATATATGATTTGAGTGAAATATGAAAATGGATTCTTTGATTTTTCTGGGTCGAAGTTATGAGCATACATTAGGCAATTCTCTATGCCGTCTGATACCATCTCTTCTCTATATGGGTAATTGACAAAATTACCCTTTCGGGATAGATGCTCAGCAATGTTCATAAAACATTCGCCTATGTAATTGGTTATTGGTGGTCGCTTCTCGTCAGACTCTTCTGCTTCTTTGCAGAGCTTCTTCCATTCGACCATATCGATATAGAATAGCTTGTTATCAACGTAGTGATCTACTGGCTTTTCTATTCGTTTTATTAGTGGGGGATCCGATGTAACAGACTTCTTCTTTTTCTTTTTAGCCATTGTATAAACTCCTACGTCACTAGTATAACCACTAATATGGTAAATCCAAAAGAATTATGTTGATTTCTCTTGACACCATGATTACACTGTCTGTGTATGGTATGAGAAAGATATTAGTATCTTAAATATACTCTAAGTATTACTGATATTCATCTGAGAGTGGGTCTGGGTTCCAGTCTGTCCACTTATTACCAAAACCATCCCGATCCTTTTCGTCTCCAGTGTATCGGTGTTCATTAATCGATTCGCCAGTCTTTCTTTTCTTCTTCTTCTTAGATTGAGAAAGATTGAAGTGATTAATCATATCCATAATATCGCGGGGGTCAATCAACCCGTCATTAATCATATTGGCTAATACTTGAGGAGAAAAAACCAGACTCATGTGTATTACGTTTTCCATTTCCTTACTCTTTGGCTTTCTTTTATTAGGCTTAGGAGTCTTTGGAAGTTTGGTTTTCTCTACTTCGTTAAAAAGATTTTCAAACATATCCTGAATCATATTTTCATATTCAGCAGCATTTAAATCTTGATCATCAGTAACTTTAGGATTGACCAGATCAGCTAATGGAGTCTTCTCATACATTGGAAGATTTTCTCTATCTTGTTCAGACAGATAATACGACATGACATCAGGAGTTGGTTCTAGAGTAGTGGCTATAAAATCAGTAGGAATGGTAGTTTCACTCTGCTTACCAAATGATAACCAATTCTTAAGAATTACACCCTCTTTGATATTGCCGTAAGAATCAGGAATAGAAATGGTCTTAAATATCATAGGTTTACTTAAAGTAACCTTACCATTTTCTGAACCAGCAATTTCAGCGATTAATTCTTCGCCGCTTCTTAATTTTATTACTCTGAAAATTTGTGTCATTTATTTTCCTTGAGTTGGAGAGATACTACTCGGTACTTAAACTTCTCTCTAGTATATATTCTTATGCGTTCGTCCATATGATTCAACGAATGATTTCGATACTTTTTATGACGTAAATCATCCCCAATATCGTATACATGAACCCCTGTTTTAGTTTCACTCTTACGCAACCCTCTTCCGATAGACTGTAGCACTCGTATTACGGATTTAGAAGGAGAGGCAAATACAATATTGTGAATATTTCTTATGTTTATTCCAGTAGAACATGTTCCATACGAAGCAATTAGAATACTATTAGTTTGTTTGTCTACAACATTTCTAATTTCTTCTCTCTGCTGAGCATCTGTTCCTCCATGAATAAAGAATATATCTTTGTCAGTTATATCACGTTTGAATGTTTCATATAATGGCTTACCATGAAGCTCTACAAAGTTGAACAGTAATAGAGTATTTCCTTTAAGCCCTGCACAAAGATTTTTAATAAATGCATTTCTTTTCCGGTTTAAAACTAGCCATTTGATTTCTTCTTTGTATAACATCCTCTTTGACTCTTCAATATCTGCAGGAGTGTATTGCAATAGAAGACAGTCAATAGAGAGATCTGACAGCAAATTCTTTTTAATGAGTGTAGAGGTTGTTGTAACATTAAGTACCCTTCCAAATAGTCCTTCGATGACTAATTTATGCGTATGTGTTCCATCTAGTGTGCCTGTTGTTCCTATACGAATAGGACAATCAGTCAGCTTCGACATGAGTGATGATAATGACTTTGCTTTGAATAAATGACATTCATCTCCGACAACCATTTCAAATTGATCAAAGAATTCTTTAGGCATTTTATAGATGCTTTGCCAAGTAGAAATAACAACACGCTTATGCGTGTCTTTTTCTTTGCCTGATGATATAGTATAGCAGTGTCTACCAACCGACCATTTGTTTTCTTTTGAATAGTCTTCGAAGTCACTATACATCTGAGAGACAAGACCGACTGTTGGGACGACTATGAGTATTTTCTTTTCTGGCTTTATGTGATCCAAAAAGAAACGACTAAGGCAATATATTATTAAAGATTTACCACTGCCAGTAGGACAAAGAAGAAGAGTTCTTTCCTTCTGTATCGCTTCTGTTATCGCTCGTATTTGATAATCATGTGCAGATATTCGTTTTCCCAACGCAGTTGGTTTTATAAACTCTTCAACGTATTTTGCTATCTGATCTTCGGTGTAGTCCTTATCTACTCGGTTTGGATGCTCAACTGAGTAGTTTCTATCGTTAGCAAATTTAACAACATAATCAACCAACCCAGCATATATCGTATGCGTGAATAGATTGAATAGCCGTATTTGACCATCCCAGATTTTGTTTTTATATGCTGGTGTAAATTGATGATTCGGAACAGCGAACGTGAAGTATTGATTCAATTCCTTAGCAATACCACGTTCGCATGTTATTTTAACGTAAACCGAATTTAGATCTTCAATTACCAGATCGGACATACTAGTATTTATTACTGACCACTAGTGAACTTTGTCCAGTCGATAATGGAGCGAATTGTCCATTGTCGATTGTTGATTATCTTGATAACATTTTCTAAGTAGCTTACCTTTTCTTTTTGGTATTCTACTTTCATCTTTTGACGAATCACTGCGCTATCGGATTCGATTAAACGATCTAAGTCTTGCTTTAGAACGTGTAGATCAAACTGCTCCCATTCATTTTCTTTGAGTTCATCTGCACTCATTCTTCCACTGTAATATAGCCACTTTTTAGTCTTCAGACTATCTAGTTCTGTATTCATTCGAGTTAAAGACAGCTTCTCTTCCATAAAGAAAATTAGATACTTATTATGAATTTGAGGTGTTCGTACAGATTCCCTATCGAGTTGAGTCTCGTCTAGAGAAATGTCTTTCTTAATCATTTCTTTTAATTCATCAAATGTCATAATATTCAATCATATCACAAATTAAGAAGAAGTCAATACCTTGAATTCATAATATGTGTATGTAAAATCTACAGTTGCTAATACTGGAACATTGTCTACTGCCGTTATTGAAAATGGAAGTTCAGATAAAGCTGATGGGTATCCATTTTTAAATACTACTTCAAATTTAGCTTTATATGCACTGTTTGTTATGCTTAAAGTTATATCAGAATATTTGTCATGATGTGGTAAATGATTAGTAGAATCTGTGTAGTTGCCTAACGCTTTAATCCAATTATAGATTTCTTGCCAACTTCGCATACTCTCGTCTACTAAAAACTGCACTCGTAATGGCTGAAACGTATAAGCATTTCCGGGAACTGGAATATTGGTACTTAATATTGTCGGTTGTCTTAGTTCTGCGATATTAATAGAAGGAAGAGATACTGCTTGAGCAAAGTATGATACCGTTGGTGCTCTACTAATTGCCAATCTAAAATAATTAGTGCTAAGGTAATTATGTGTAGCTGGTCTACTTGTGTCTGTTAGAAAATCGGTATCTATTGTCATATTAGTATTTATCCAAATAGAAAGGGGAGAGTCTTTCGACTCTCCCCAATCTTCTCCCCAGTTTAGTTACTTAAAATCAGAGTCCGAAACCGGTATTACCATGTAGGTTAGTTACTTGGAAAATACGGTAGTACTGATTAGAAGCTAGAGCATTGATGTTGGTGCTCTCTGCGAACGGATTGGCTACCATACCGTAACGGGTCTTGAACCCGATCTTTGGCTGGAAGGTATTCTGATCGACTGCACGAACCATTTGGAGCGGAACGTATGGGCAATAGAAAATACCAGCATCGTATGGTGATGTACCACGATAACCAACTACGCAGTAGTTAACGCCAAGCTTGGCATACGGATCAATGTAAACCTTGATTTTGTTATTGAGAACACCGACAAAGGTGTTACCAGTATCATCAACATCAAGATTTGCAGTCACAGCAGGAGCAAGATTCATAAAACCACCCATTGTGAGTGCGCTTGCAACGTCACTTGAGCAGATCATGAAGTTACCCTTACCACGACGAGTTTCCTTAGCGATTACGTTGCATTCACGTTCGATTTGGAACATGAGACCACGGAAACGCTCAGCACTCCAACGACCATCAGAATCGGTGTTGAGATCGTAAACGCCACCAGTTGAAGCAGCAGTCAGATCTGACTGAGTTGCACCAGTCTTAGCAACACGGTAGATGGTGTGAATTAGTTCGCG